TGACTAAACTACTATCAGTTGTTGACATGTTTTCCGTCGGAGAAAAATTGCTAAAAGCCTCATTCAAATTATAAGATGAGACCAGGTTGGTGTTTACGCCAAAACTGACGTTGGTGGAACAAAGGAAATCAGCAATATCTTCGTAGTATGGGATACCGAAGTACAATTTCTTGTACATCAACCCCAAACTCTTATAATAATGCATGACCCATCCTCTGCTGATCGCATCTTGATTCAAACAAGTTGTCAAAGATTCTAGCATTTTCCTAATTTTCTGGACGTAGGTGTATTTACCAGGTAAATACTCTATAAAATGACCCGAACAAAACTCAACATCTTCAGGAGTTTTCTTTATGAATATTTTGGCGTCGAAACCAAAATATTGATAAGTGTTCACGTAACTGTCACCAAATCGTGGAACAGCGGCGTATGAGTCATCGCCCTTCACGACGAATTTGTAAGACCTGCACCCGGGAACACTGCAGCGACTAAGGCCACAGTCTTTGCAATAATTCTTCACCAAGAAATATTGCGTTGAGATATAATTTAGGATCCCATTACCTAGAGAGGTGTCCATGTCACCAGAACCTCTGCATTCCCAGAAGTCAAATTTGACTCCAGTGCTAGTGTGTCCCTTCTTTCTGGTCTTATAAGAAAAAAGGGTGTCAATGAGGTCGGATTGATCCGGTAGCGCGAGTGAATAAACCAGATGTTCAAAATAAAGAGCAAACAAACGTTGGGAACTCTCATATTTGCTCATATCATTTTCCATAAACCATTCACCAACTAATTTAGTGAATTTTTCACCACATTTGCGGTAGTCGCAAGCGTTGGCTACTTGGTCTAGAGAAAAGAAAGATTTCTCTATTGGTTCAATGATTTGAGCATATAGGATGTTGAACATGGGGTTTCTACCCATTATCATGCGCGGGGATTTACCCTCCTCAAAATAGCGTTCAAGCTTGACAAAAGCCGAAATATCACTATTCTTTGACAGATCAAGACCGTTACGTCTCATCTTGTTGTAGGCGTTCAAATAACGTGAACGCAATTTCCCCTTTTTACGGTTGAGGAAACCCTGGC